GGCCACGAGCGCCGTCAATACCATCACGACCATCAACGCCATCACGACCAGCCCTGCCATCATCTCCACGCAGTTTTGCGCTATTGATTTCAAACCATATATCAACTGCAAGTTTAATCTCCTCTTCAGTTGGTGCTGGCCCACGCTCACCTTGCGGCCCCTGTTCCCCTTGCGGGCCTTGCTCGCCATCCTTGGGCTGCATGATATTAGCGGCAAGCCATGTTTCAGCCGCCGCCTTAATATCAGCTTCACTTACAGGCGGGCCTTGCTCGCCACGTTCCCCCTGATCCCCTTTGTCGCCCTTTGGGCCAGGAATTAGCTTTAGGTCTGCGGCCTCATTGACGCGGTTATTCAGCGCGGCAACAGCCTCAACCAGAGACGTAATCAGGAGTTCGCTGACAGCCATTACAGGCCCAGACGCGCCCTAATTGCTTCCAGCATGGTCAATTCTTCACGCAAATCAGGATCGTCGGCGTTGTTGTCGTCCAGAAGAGGCGAACCATCAAGGCTCGGCCCTTGCGTGTCTAATTGCGCCTGATATTCCTCATAAAGCATATCTGGGCTGATGATTTCACCACGCTGCAAGTTCTCAAACAGAACCTTGAGCGGGATAGCGTCCGACTGATAGGCCGCAACAAGCTGCTGAAGCATTTGCGGTTGAAGGCGTGCAGCGCCGTAATCGGTATTAAGCGAGAAACGGCAATCAGGTGCGGCGCCAACCCAAAGCGCCATCCAATCAAGGCAGCGTGTGATTGCGTCAGATGCGGCACGGCTGATCGAAGCCAGCACAGAACGTTCGCCGGCAGTCTTCATTTCAATCGTGGCATATGCCTCTGCGCTACGCTTTTCGTCCATAAGCATCCGAGCGCCAAGGACAGCCATGCGGCGTTCTTTTTCACGCAGCGCCTCAGACAGCGCGCCAAGCCCAGTGCCGCTAAACTCAAGGAAGCCAGCCTTTGCAGACGGATCAGGAAATACCCAGGCTGTCAGCGAGCCGATCGAGAGTGACTGCCCTTCTTCAAGCTGCACGCCAGCAACGTAAGGCGTGGGCAAGCCAGTGAAGTGAAGGCCATGTTCGTAATCGGCGCTGTTGCGATAGTGGGCAAGGTTGGTGTCAACCAGATCGAGAAGCGGAGGCTTCTGCACATCAGGGTCACAACTGCTAGGCCCAAGGATGGCAAACGGAATGAAGTCCATCCGCTGGCCGCGCATCAATGGGTAGGTTTCCATCAACACTTCGTTCTTGTCATTCATGACGCGAACGCGATAGCCTTCCTCAGTCAGATCAAGGACGCGGTATTGCGTGCGTGTTTCAACGCCAAACTCACCAATAGAATAGTCGACTTCCTCAGTTAGCACCACCATCGTCAGCACCTTAGCGCCGCGCACATGGCTTGTTTTCCAGTTGATGATGTTTTCGGCCTTATACAGCCGTAGGAATGGACGGATATTGTCGCGCTCAGCCACTGCAACGCTTACATTGACAGGCGCGTCAGCCGGATAGTCAACCATGATGCCAACGCGGCCAACGGCAACTTGTTCCTCAACAACCTGTTCGGCAAACTCACGCAAGTTAATCGCCGATAGCGTAATGTCGTTTGAGAAGCGTTCGATGGCGGGCGGCAATTCCCACTGTGGGTCTTTTGCGAAGATCATGCCCGTCAGCGCGTCAAATGTGCGGCCCGTGGCATTGAAGAAAGATGCCCGCTCTGCATAAGCGCGATATTCGGCCTCTGTCTGGTTCGACAGGCGCGGCAGATAGACTTCAAAGCTAAACAGCGGGTCAAATAGCGAACCAGTAAAACGCTGCGTTGTGCGGCCATTTAACAGCACGGCATCGCGGCCAGCGATAACATCGCGGCAACGCTTCCATTTAAAGCTGTTGTGATCGTATTGCTTCTGGGTGTTTGTGACGCTCATTCTAAATCCCAACGATTTTTGCGAAAGCCACAGGCCCACGCGCCATTCCGAATTTATACACTATAAAGTAACCGAGCGCATCATTCAAATGATCTGTGCCATTTGCCTTATCTGGATTGCCGTTCTTGTCATAGGCTTGTTGCTCTAGACCGGCCACCAGTGTTGGGCATTTGTCAAAATTGATCTTAAGTCTGCGTGCGCCTTGGTTGTGAATTAGGTTGTTAACGGCCAGCACCCTATCCCTCACAGCAGGGTTCTTGCTGTGGCTCAACACAGTGAAGCCCTCACTGCGCAGGATGCTAATATCTGACAAGCTGGCATTGACCGACTTGTGGGAGCCGCCAGAAGCGTCAGGATAGATGGTTATCGAATGGCCCTGATAGCGTTCACGCAGCGCCCTAGCCATTGTGGGCGTGTCTCTGATCTGGGTTAGCTCATCCAAGATCAGCGGGTTGCCATCGCGGATAACGCCCACCACCGCGCTCATATTGTTGACGTTGAAGTCAAGGCCAACGTGCAGCGGCTCACCCGGTCTAATCTTTTCCGCCGTGCCGTTCAGCTTGCGGTCAAACTCATGATAGACGCTGCCTGATGTTAGGTTGACAAACTCGCCATCAAGGTAAGCAGCCAATAGATTTTCGGGATAGCTGTTGCGTAAGTTATCAATATAGCCATCAGGAAGGTTGTCTGCGTTATCAATCGTCTTTGCCTTGAACATGACATAACCTTGCGCTGGGTTCTTTACCCATCGCTCATAGACAAAACGGAAACCTTCTGGGGTTGTGGCAACGGCAACGCTATTCGGCCAGCCCTCAATCTTCTGGCGATTGCGTGCGATTACTTTATTCCACGCAAGCCGAGCCTTCTCGGCGGGCAGCGTGTCCAATTCATCGCAAATGCTGTGGGCGACTTCGTAACCGACGATGCTTTCAGGATGCGAAAGAGAGCGGAATATAATCCGCCCTGCATTCGGAAACTCTATGTGCGGGCTTGTGCCGCCCCTGATTTTAAACGGCCAGCCTTTGCGCTCACACAATTCTGGGAAGCGGCGCATCACAATATCCTCAACAAGCGGATAGCTTGGAAGGTAATAAGCAATGTCGGCTTCTGGGAACTTAATCTTCAACGCCATTGCGCGGGCAATTGCAGCCGCAGTTTTCCCGCTACCATAACCACCGATAAAAGCTGGGTATGGCTCTTTGCAGTTAATAAATGCTTTCTGCGTTGGCGTTGCGCCGCCCATTAGAACAGATCGTCAATTTGGGTAGGGAATGTCTTGACGTTGACGCTCACCTTGGTCGGCTCATTATAGCCGTGCATCGCATTAAGTTCTTTGACGCATTGAACCTTAACGCTTGCAGGGCCATCCCTAAACGTCTGAACAAGCGCCTTTACGCTCATTTCTCGCGTCCATAATTGTTTCTCCGCCATCTGTGACTTTAGCTCGGACACCCTTTGCGCAACATTAGCGTTTTTAATCAGCTTAGACGCATTCACATAAACGCTCGTTTCCTTCATGGCTTCAGCCTCATAGGCGTGGCGATAGGCGGATGCCTGATCCATTCCATCAGCGATGGCTTGAGCAAATGCTTCCTGCTTTGCCGTTAGCTTAACGTGAGGCACTTTCGCCATTCCTCCAATTTTTTACCGCGTTTTGCCAATAAGCGACTTGGTCATAACCTTCCAACCAATCGGCGCTTTTTCGCGCATCCCTTTTTTTGCCGGCAATGGCTGCGTTACGACCTTCTTGAAACTGAATTATGCTTTCTGCCACGGTTTTTCTCCTTGCGCCGATGATAAAGCCCTTTTACAACTTAATCAACGAAAGGGAAAACAATGTATAGCAACATTGAAGAATTTGAACAGCACTGCTTTCAAAATGCCGCCTATTTTACAGCAGTTCGTGGGCGCAGTCCATTTGGGCGGATTAAGCAAAAATTTGACACTCATCAGGCCGCTTTGGATTTCGCCGCGACTTTTGGCGATGGGCGAACAATGATTTACGCCGTAACGGCTGCGGGTAGGTCAGGCCACATTGGCAACGCTTAAATTCACCCAACAAATTTGAATGAATAAGTGCGGGTCGCCACACGGAACCCGCCCTTGCGTGACATATTGCCTCCGGGCATTTTTTGTGAAGCGTGGGTATTGTTTGATACGGAAGTTAGTTTCCACAACGGGCTTTTTGACATTGCGCTGTAAACCGGCACACTGCTAAATTTTGCTTGAACGTCATACCCCCGCGATTTCATTTCGTAAGAAGTTGCGTCAATAACTTTCATGCCCAAACCAAACCCAACATAATCGGGGTGGACCACGGTTCTGTTACTGTGCATTATTTTTTTGGTGCCTTTGCGATGCGGAACATAATTGGCAAAACATTGAAAACCTATTTGTTTGCCATCAAGATAAATGCCAAATGTCTCAATATGACCACCGGGCAATCTATCACTTAAATAATGATATTTGCTAAAACGGTGCCACGAATTTCGGTCGCATTCGGCGATTTGAAATTCAATTTTTTCTTGTCGCTCGTATCCGAGCCTTTCCAACCTCCGATTGTTATATGTTTCTTTATTGCAGTCGATGACCCAATCAGGGTTCAACCATTCAAAAACATCATAATGACAAGAAATTAGCACAATACGTTTGCCGTACTTTCTGGCAAAACGCTGAACGCAATACGACATTGCTTTGGCTACATTGCGGTCAACGACTGAAGTAAATTCATCAATGACCACAAAAGGTTTGTCAGAACACAATTGCAAAGCCGCTTCTGCGCGTGCCTTTTGCCCATTTGACAAAGCGCCTGCAGGTTTAATCCAGCAAGCCACTTGCGAAAGCCCAATGCCTGTTAAAGCGTCAACGCATTCAGCATAAGACATTTCTGCATTAAATTGTTCAATGACAGGCCTATTTGGATCAAGCAAAACGTCAAAACAATCAGGCCCATAAATTTGTCGCGCCAAAGTAGTTTTACCGGAACCGGACGCGCCAATAATAAGGCCAACATTAAATTCAGTTTCAACATCAGCGGAAACGCTGAATTTATGCGTTAATTTCTGATATATATCCAAATCAACCGATTGCGCGGCTTTAATGCTGCGAAAACCGCTTGGCGGCGGTGACGAAAGTTCAACTACAAAATTTTGCATACAATCCCCGCATCTTCCGCTTTCTGATACCATTCCTGCATTGTTTGCTCGTCAGGAAAAGAAAGCAGCATTTGGTTTTGCATTTCTTCTGGAATTTCTTTGTCTTTGATTTCAGGTTCGCTCAGTTCACCAAGCAATTTGTTTAATTCTTTGTCTTCGAAACCAAGAAGTTCCAGATCAAACCCCTCAAAATTCAATCCTTCAATCTCTGCTGCCAGCAAATCCATATCCCACCCTGCATTCAGGGCAAGCTGGTTGTCTGCAATCACTAAAGCACGCTGCTGGGCCTTGCTAAGGTGATCCAACACAATTACCGGAACTTCATCCATGCCCAGCTTACGCGCAGCCATAAGGCGACCGTGCCCTGCAATGATGGTATTTGAGCCATCAACGAGCACCGGGTTTGTCCAACCGAATTCTTTAATGCTTGCCGCGATTTGAGCAACCTGTGCATCGCTATGCGTTCGGCTATTAGCTGCATATGGAATAAGGTCAGCGACCTTGGCATAAGTGATTTTGATTTCAGACATATTCAATCCCTTACCATCCTAATAAGACTAGGCGCTTTTTTGCAGTAAATCAATCTTAGCTTATGCCTCAAACTTCTCGTCGTAAAGTTCGCTGTTTGTCAGCGCCCAGTGCAGTCGCATCCGGCGGGCTTCCCTTACTAATCCGTAATACCGCCGCCTTGCTCGATCCAGCTGCTCTGGTAAGTAGGCTTTCCGATATTCAATAAACCGCTTTTCTTTGTCGGTCATGTCAAAAAACTCCACTTTCTTTTACACGTTATCGAGATATGTAAAGGTTTTGTCTTTTCCTTTACCTATCCGTCTCTCCCAGTGCTGCGCGGGCGACGTTGCCAAAGTCTTTGCTGTCAACTCCCCACGGACCTTCATTCGGGTTTGCATGGTCTGTAGTGTAAAACCGCAACGCCTCACGCAGCCGCTCAATCTCTGCCGCTTGGGCTTCGATGCGGTCGGCTGCTTCGCGCAATGCTTCTCCTCGCGTTTTCCTCCCGTGAACAATGTCGCTATAACCCCATGCCTTTATAGCTGTGCATAACGCCTTGTCGTCAGTCATTGGAAACGCTCCTTGAGTTGGCGGACAAATCCAGCGTATTCAGCATCGTCCACAACATCCGCCGCCATATCCAAGATCAGCGGCGCGGCTGCACGGATGGCTGCGTGGGCTTGATAACCCGGGTAAGCATCGGCGCAGTTGAATACGCCACGTTCGGCGCACGGACATTGCTTGCCCTCTAAGGCATTTTGGCAAAGCGCCCGCGCCACGGCTTCGATCATGTCGTCAGTCATAATCTTCACCTACAATAAAGTTAAGCACGCGCCTCATGGCTTCTATGTCCTTAGCGTTATCTTCCTTATCTTCATCATGGGTGAGTGTCTGGGCGCTTTCATAGAGCCACTCAAGACGCAATCTGAGCCAAGCTGCAACAATCTCGTCCCCCACCTCAGTGTCTATCTTCAATGTGATTTGTTCAGTCATCCGATTAGCCTCACATCATGCGCCCATGCCACAAGCCGCTTTTGCTCTTGCTCTTCTAGGTCTGGCCGCTCTTTCCATGTTGATGTCAATGGGCCGTGCAGCCGTCCAGTTGCTAAGATTGCTTTTGCAAACTCCTTAGCGGCATCTTCCATCGCCAAACGGAATATCTGGTCACTCTCGGCCTTGTCTGGCAGCTTCTGCATGGAGATGCGTTTGCGCTGCCGGAGCATGATTGCAATGCTCATTTCACAATCTCCGCTGGGCGATAGCTGCTTACAACAACCTTGTCGCCACGCTTCTTTTGCGTCCGTTCAATTACGATAGGCTTAAGCCCCTTGAGGGCCAGATAGTCGCGGTAACTAATCATCGTGCCAGCTCCTCAACCAGAGTGATTGTCATGATAGCGCCGATTGCAGCCATCAGAATGAACGATACGATTGCTTCTTTGATAGTCATGTCTAATTCTCCCTCAGTATTCACCAGATTTGATGACTGCGATTTCCTCTTCAAGAAATTCAGCAACCAGTTCCCAATCGCGGCCAGTGCCAACGAGTGAATGACGAATTTCACGCACGTTGTATTCAAGGCGGTCAGTAATCCGCTGGCGTTCCAGCATGATGCCTTTTTGAATATCTGCGTTTTCCATGTCTTTTTCCCTTCGTTTCTAATAGGGCCAACTTAACGCCTAAATCGCATTGGTCAATACCTTTATGTTATTTTTTTTCATCTAGTGACCGCTGCCAGCGAATGATGTCAAAATCAGCTTCCCAGCCCCATGACTTCCAACGCCATTTTGACGGATCAATCCCGCGCCTGATCTGGCCGTTACGGAAAATCACATCTACGCGCTCAAATGGTGGTTGGCGGCCTTTATTCTCAGGCATCTATTTCAACCTAACCCTCCAGCAATCCATGAACCTTGTAACGCGTCATGATGGCCTTTGCCTGTGCGGCGGTGCATGGTTCATCACCAGTGAATTCATCATCACCCGGCTGATAGTCGTGAATTGTAGGCTTTGGCAGATAATACCGGCCCTCATAGTCGTAATTCAGCAAGCATTGCCCCCAGGCCACGCGCTTGATGTATTCCGGCAAGCGGTCAATTTGATGCTGTGAAATCTCGCGGCGCTCAATACGCTTAAACAGCGCGTCCACTGCGGTTGGCTTAAAGCGAAGCCGCATTGCGCCATCGTGCGCAACATACCATTCGATGTCATTGCGTTCCATTGCGATATTGCGGCGATTTGCACGGATTTGCGGATCGGCAATCATCTCAACAGATGTTTCCGTCTTGGCAGTCGCAAAGCTGATCTTTTTATTTGTCATAAGAACCCTCCACCAATTTGATAAAGCTTTTTGGCTGCAGCAGGAAGTCAAAATCAGCCTTCCAGCCTCTATCGTTATCCCCACGCAGGAAGTCAGAGCGATAGATTGCGTTTAGCGCCTTAGACCAATCATCAGCATCGTATTCAGCTATTCGTGATTTGATATGCTTGCGACGAGCCTCAGTCACCTTTGTCACCTTAGCCAAGCCGCATTGGTCTGCCAGTTCATTCCATGCAGAAATAACATCACTGACAGTCAGGTCATCGTCAGATGACATATCCTCTTTAGAGGGTAAATCTGGTTCTTGGTTATTGGTTATTGGTTCTTGGTTATTGGTTGGTTGAACGTCCGTTGAACGTTCGTTGGACCGCCGTTTAGCGGATGCCTTACCAGCGTTGGACGCTTTCTCTGATTTTTCACGGAAATGCGCAATTTCTGCATCGCAACGATCATGCGTCCAGCGATCATCTTCTCCGATGCAAAAAAAGTCCTGCAATACTTGCGCAACATCAGGAACGTGATCTCTCATGCCAATTTGGCGTGCAACGTCAGCCTCATCGCCATAGATTTGACCATCCTTGAGATAATACAAATCTAGCAGACGACGATAAGCCAAATCTTCCAGCAGTGAGAGGTGGCGGGTGTGACTAGCGTAATCGCCAATGTTGAATTGAAAATAGTGCATCATGACACCTGCACAGGAAGTCGTTTATATTCACCGCACCACATATCCGACCCAACTGGCGGCCAATATCTTAAATCTTCACGAAGAGAAGGGGACCTTCTGCGGCATTCGCCAGCTAATACACCAGTGCCTGATTGATAAAATCTGCAAGTGTCACAGCGTTTGGGGATGTATTCATCAACCTTAACGCCTTGCGCTTTCGGCGCAGAAATTGTAAGAACTTTACGTGTCACGCGATTTACCTTTCCTCTCGATCGCTTGATGCTAGGCGGGGATGGAAGCGCTAACTTCCTCCTCGCCCGCCTCTAATACCACAACTTATGGCATGATAAAAGTGCCATATTTAACCCTTGAACTGCGGCGCAATCCAATGTGATGGCTGACTGTGGTTCTATCTATGCCCATGAAATGAGCGATGCGGCAGGCGTTCCAGCCCAGCTTAACGTGCATCAGCGTCATTAAGTGGCGGCGCGCTGTTACAATTGGCTTCGCTCGGCTGCTGCTTAATAGCTGCTCGCGGGTTAAATCATATTCCGCCATAATCTGCTTGATAAGGGCATTGCCTCTTTCGCTGATAACCATTGGCTCGCGCTTTAAAGGCGCGGCTGGCTTTGGCTGCTCTTTACGCTCGATCACAGGCCATTCGTATTTTGGTTTGTAAGCCTCTTTAGCGGTTTGACGGCAGTGGCGAATTGTAATCATTGCTTTTCCCCTTCACTTGTCTTATTATTCGCTTGCGCCTTTTTGGCGTGGCCGGGTTGAGGGCGTTTTCTCCCTTCACGCCTCCCCGGCCTTACTTCTCGCAAATCGTAGGTTGGGAATAACGCCTTGAAGATGGCTTTGCGGATGGGCCAATCGCGGCTGTCGCTTGCCTTTCCGCCTTTAACATCCTCAACCACCTCTATCCCATCACGGATGTAACCGAAGTCCAACTTAACGCCCAATCGCCTTCCATTGTCGTGTTTGACTTGGCGGCCATTGATGACGAACCAGAATTGCGGCCAGACGATGAGGTCTTCAATTTCACCTTCTGCGTATTGAACGTGTAATTCATCGCAGCGTTTGGCTTCTGAGATGCTGTCATGCTTATGCCCTTCTTTGCAGTAAGCCTTTTTAGCCTTCCATTTTTTCACCGCGCAGCCCCTTGATCTGAATAAGCTGATCGAGTGCAGCTTGTGCGCGTTCAAGCGTATCAAGGCGCGGCGTGGCTTTGCGCCAGTTGGTAAAGGTAGTCACAGCTAGGCCACCCTGCTTTGCAATGTCACGGCGTGTAATGCCGTGGAAAGCAGCTTGTGCGAGTAATTCACGAACTTTAATGTGCATTGGTATCTCCTTCTTGCCCCCTTTGAATGAATGTAAAAAAATACGTTGTCAATATCATTTTTGCACTTGCAATGCTCTTTGGTATGCGTATTATGGCCTTGTTAGACACGAAGGGAGAAGCAATGGAAAACATGAAACTTGTTGCTGCTTTATTGGATGCAGCGCGCAGCGGCCCTTATGGCGATAGCTGCTCATTCAAGCTGGGCTATGTAATGGAAACTCTTGCTGCGATGGCAGACCGCTATCCAGAGGTTGCCGAAGATTTGCGCCAGCGCCTTAACCAAGTGAAGGGGAATTAAGATGACAGTTTACGCTAAACTTAACGCAGCGCGTGCCGCGTTTCATGCCAAGTCGCTAAAGAAGTCAGGCAAGAACAGCTTTGCCGGATATTCCTACTTTGAACTTGGCGACTTCCTGATCCCGGCGTTGCAAGTGTTCGAGACATATGGCCTTTGCCCGATTGTGTCGTTCACGCCAGAGATTGCCAGCTTGGAAGTGGTCGATGTGGAAACAGGTGAGCGGATCACCTTCACCAGCCCAATGGCAGATGCCAATCTAAAGGGAACGCACCCGATCCAGAACCTTGGCGCGGTTGAGACATACCAGCGGCGTTACCTTTACATGGCTGCACTTGAGATTGTCGAGCATGACGCGATTGACGCATCAAAGCCCATTGAAACGCCAACTACGATTAGCATGGAGCAGCTTGAACAGGTGCAGGATCTAATTATGGAAACTGGCTCTGATGTTGTGGCGATCTGCAAAAAGCTAAAGGTCAATGGCCTAAAGGAAATGACGCAGGATCAATTCGGCTATGTTGTTAGCGTTCTCGAAAAGAAGAAAGGCTAACAACATGGAGCAGGGATCGACTGAGTGGCTGCAAGCGCGTTGTGGCTCATTGGGGGCCAGCCAATTAAACGATGCGCTTGCAACTACTAAGGGGGGCTGGGGCGCTTCGCGTGATAACTTGAAAAATAGGATCATCGCGGAGCGCCTCACTGGCATCCCAGCCGACACGTTCAAGAACGCAGCTATGGAATGGGGGGCGGCTCAAGAGGATAACGCAAGAAAGGCGTATGAGGCCGCTACAGGCACGTTTGTCGAAGAACTGGGCATTGCGCCGCATCCAACGCTAAAGCACACTCACGCAAGCCCTGATGGCCTTGTTGGCGATGATGGCCTGCTGGAAATTAAGTGTCCTAACACAACAACCCATATTGAAACGCTGAAGGTGCAGAAAGCGCCCAACAAATATATGCGCCAGATGCTTTGGCAAATGCGTTGCACGGATCGTCAATGGTGCGACTTCGTGTCTTTTGATCCGCGCCTTCCCCCGCACCTTCAATTGTTCATCACCCGCGTTGAAAGGGATGAAGAGGCAATCGCAAACTTAGAAGCGCAAGTTGCCGAGTTCTTGTCAGAAGTGGAGCGTGAAATTGATGACCTTAACAGGAGATTTTCACATGACGCAGAATGAAATGGTTTTAAGCTGGCTTCGCAAAGCGCCAATTAGCCCAATGGAAGCATTGAACGAACTTGGCGTTTATCGACTGGCATCGCGCATCAACGATTTGCGCAACGATGGGCATGACATAAAGACGATGCGTCACACGATTGTGAACCGATACGGAGAGGAGATCCGTGTTGCACGCTATGTCTTAACGGGAGAAAAGACAGATGTTGCCACAAAGAGTAAAGCAAAAGTCGGACAAAGCGGAGAAGGGGAAGAGAAGCCCAGCCCATCGCGCTTGGGTTCGTGGCTTCGCTTGCTGCGCTTGCGGAACGACTGAGGCGATTGAAGTTGCCCATGTGCGCCGTGGAACTGACGGCGGCATGGGCATCAAACCTAGCGACAAATGGTGCATTAGCCTTTGCCGTGATTGCCATTCACAACAGCACCGCCAGGGCGAAGAAACATTTGAGAAAACGCACGGCATTGATATGAAGGCTTTGGCGCGGGAGTTCTTTCGTCAAAGCCCTCATCGCCACAAACTAGACACGATAGAAAGGGATTAGAAATGTCACAGGTTGTTCACTTGCGCGGCCAGTATCAGCGCGATCTGGCAAAGCAGCTAATCGACAAAGCCCCAGCTAATGCGGTGGTCAAGATTAGCCCTGAGAAGCGCAGTGATGACCAGAACGCAAAGATGTGGGCAATGTTGTCTGACATCAGCCGTGCAAAGCCTGAAGGGCGAACCCATATCCCAGAAGTTTGGAAGTGCATCTTTATGGCCGCCTGTGGTCATGAAGTTACCTTTGAGCATGGGATTGACGGAAAGCCCTTCCCTCTTGGCTTTCATTCATCGCGGCTGACTAAGGCCCAAATGTCAGACCTGATTGAGTGCATCAGCGCATACGGCGCGAAACACAAAGTGAAATGGAGCGATTATTATGAGTGAGATGGTAGCAGCCGACGAATTGCGGCTTTTGATTGAACGGATCGAGCGTCTGGAAGAGGAAAAGAAAGGCATTTCGGATGACATCCGTGAAGTCTATTCCGAAGCCAAGTCGCGTGGCTATGACGCAAAGATTATGCGCCAAATCATAAAGCTGCGCGCAATGGAAAAGCATGAGCGGCAGGAATGGGAGGCTGTTCTTGATACATATATTTCAGCACTGGGGATGTAAGCATGACAAAGGTAATTATTCAAAAGGGCAACTTGGGCCGAGACGCTGAGTTGAAGCGCACCAAGAACGGCGATGACGTTTTGACCTTCCCAGTGGGAGCATCGCAGGGATATGGGGAAAACAAGAAAACAAATTGGTTCCGCTGCTCCGTCTGGGGCAAGCGCGCAACGTCCTTGCACCCATACTTGCTAAAGGGAACGCAAGTCAGCGTTGTAGGCGAACTTGAGATTGACGAATATGAAGGCAAAACGCAGCACAAGGTAACTGTAGATAGCAATGGCCTTGAAATTATGTCACGATCAGACAACGCTTCATCACCGCGCCAGCCAACTGAGCATGATAAAGCAAAACAAAACGGCTATCAACGTGATGATTATTTAGACGATGCGGATACGCCTTTTTAGGAGTTGGGCGAATGATTAAGTCATCCAATATGACACCAGAGCAGCGACAAGCTGCGGCGGAATATCTTAATGCCTTGGAAATGGATGACGATCTTTCGCCTGATGAAGTCGAAGTTATTTTAGATCATCTAGTAGACATGGGCCTTGCTGAGAAGTGCGCAGATGGCCGATGGAGACTAGCGAAGGGTGTGCGCGTGATAACTGATGAAAACGACTATGGTGAATGACATGGCTCAATTTATGCCAGAAGCCCGAATGAAAGTTGCCAAGCATTACAAGGAAGGAACTGTTGTTTATAACGGCATCCTTGGAGGGCAATGGGACGGCGGGAAGTTTGTTCAAGACGCATTAAGGGAAATTATAAACGCTGGGGAGGATTATGCGCGGCTCCCAGAGGAGTTGCCGCCAGAAACTCCGCAAGTCACTATTGACGACGAATAATAATTATCTATTGTCATGAAATCGCTCAAACAGGCGGTTGAGAGATGGTCGGGATGCGTTGGGGCTTCCCGGCCATTTTCATAAGGGGAACGTATGTCAAAGGTAAAACTGACAGGCGGATCGTCTGATTACTATAAAGTGCAAGTAGCCAAGCCTACATCTAGCAATCAGCCATACATCGCGGAAGCCAATGATATCATTGAAGGTCTCGGCATGACATTCGCCGAAGGAAATATCCTCAAGGCAATCTGGCGGATTGCTAAAGAGCGCCAAGGCCAAGGCAAGCCCGGAACAAGCGCCGAGTATGATGCAGAGAAAGTTATTTTCTTTGCGCAACGTATACTGGCCCAAGCTAGGCGCGCCGATTAACGCTTGCGCTTACGGGCGGCCTTCTTAGCTTCCTCTGCAACAGACAGCGCAATTGCTACAGCTTGCTTTTGGCTTTTGCCGCGCCGAACTTCGCGGCTGATATTCTTGCCAATGCTTTCTTGACTATAACCTTTGATAAGAGGCATAATATGTTCCTTTTAATTAAGGGTTGGTTCCTGCTCAAAGCAGTCAAATGTTTCTAAGCAGGATTGAGTTACCCATTGGATGAAATAGGCTTCGGTTTCGTCGCCAACTTCCTGTTCACCAATGTGCTGCCATAGCTGTTGAGCAACGTGAACGGCTTCATGAGCGATCAGGGCTGCAATCTGGGCCATCGTGCGGCCCTTTGTCTCGCCCAAGGTAATCAGGATGCAGGGATAGCTATTATCGCCCGTTAGAACGATTGTGGCGGCGTTTGCAGTCTCATCAGGCATGAACTTAGCGTTCTCTACCTTGAGCCGCTTCATTTCTCGCTTAAAGGCTTCCTCATCTCTAGTGAAGCCAATGTGGATCGGCCATTGGGCTGGGTCGAAGTAATGAACCTTACCCTTTGCCATTACGACCATTTCTCGCGCCAAGCCCAATAAGCTGCCGACAGCTTGCCCTTCGCGATGTTATCAGCGTGGCGGGCGCGGAATGCAGATCGGCGCGCCTTGTCAGCCTTGCTTTCATTCTCACGCGGCGGAGAGCCAGAAACCCCCTGTTGACCGAAGCGTATGGTTTTTACCTTGTCGCCTTCCTTGGCAACAACAACGTGGCTTTTGGTCGGATGGCTTGGCGTTCGCTTAGGTTTGTTATAACCTTCAACGCCAGCATTCTTGAGCCGTGGGTCTTTCTTCTCTGCCATCACTTATCCTTCGGGCAATCGTTTTCGCAGACACAAACCCAACGGCTGTTATGCGCTTCAATGTCTTTTACTGTTTCAGGCGTGTCCTTTGCGCTATCGTAAGCAATCGGCTTGGCAATGCGGCAATAGTCACTCACCACCAGCGGCGCGGTTGAAGCGTTTACGCAGCCGCTCAGTGCGGTTGGCATCATCAACAGCAACAGCGCGATCAGCTTTTTGAGCATTTTCCTCAACCTTTTTAATTGCTTCAATAGCGGCCTCCTGCCGCCCCTTCTCAACCATCTGGCGTTCACGCAACCAAGAAAAAATGGTTGATACAACGCCAATCAAGCCGGAAAAGATCGACAGGAGCCGAGACACGTTAAGCCTTCTTTTCCGCCAAGAAAACAGCGGCCAGACCAGCAACGCCAGCAACAGCGGTTGCAATAGCATCCCACTGCGCATCCGTCAGGCCAAAGGCAAGAGCCAGCCCAGCAAGGCCAGCATAAGTTGACGGCTCACGCAGCCGCTCAAGAACCCAATTCAACATAATCAACTCCTCATGCTTCATTCTGCGACACAAGGCCGCCTGTCATTGTAACAGGTTTGCCGACAACGGGAACGCCCTTCGGCCAACGTGTTGCAATACAACGGCTGCGGGCAATCTTCATGACGTTAACGCCATTTGCCTGATTACCGCCCAGCACATAATAATAGCGCGTGTCTTGCCCAACGTAAAATCCAACGTGGCCGCCGCCTTGTCGATCAAACACAAGGATTGCACCTGGCGCTAATCGCTCTGGCCGCAAGTGCGATCCGTAATCAGACCAAGCCTTTGCTCGATACCAATGTGTCGGAATTGGCAGATCGGCGCTTTGCAAGCAATGTGCGACAAATGTGCCACACCATGCAGTTTCATCGTCAGACCACCAAGCCTTCAAATCACGCAACCAGCTAATGATTTTGGTGTTGTGCTTTGGTCCCGGTATTTCACGGGTTCCGCGATTGAACATCGCAATCTCAAGCCATCTAGGTAGCATAACCTTATCCCAGCATTTCGGGCGTTACTGTAACGCTGCCAGCTTCGCCATATTTCTTATGATAGGTTATAGCAGTAATTGCGCGTTCAGACCACCAACCGCCACGGGCTGCATAAGCATCGCGTGCGGCCAGCGTTGTGTGTTGGATAACTCGGCAGCCCGTATGCTCTTTATCCTCTTTGTGGTGGCGATGGCCTGTGTGGATATAGACCTTTGAGCAACGGCCCCAAGCCTCACGGAACTGCGCAGCAAACAAAGCTGGAAGCTGATCGTTCTTCTTCATGTGGCCGTGATGGAAGCCTAACATCGTATTGCCCCATTCGATCACATAATAAGGCAACTCTCTATCATGCACGATAATGCGCGGCTCATTCTCATAAAGCGCGCCGAACAATTTGCGCAGCCAGATTGACGATGCAAGATCGTGGTTGCCTTCGCAGATCAGCAGAGTGACTTGCTCGTGCTTTTCCAGCGCGTATTGCACTAGATGGCGAATAAAGCGGATGGCAACGCTAACTAGGTTCCCGAAACGCGTGTCAGCGTCCAGAGGATGGCCGTGAGTAGGCGTTACGGCGACAAGGCTATCATAGTGCATGAAATCGCCTTGGATGTTCACAACGCCCATTTTAGAGGCTGGGGATTGATCCACCAGCGCCTTCATGGCCTTTGCGCCAATCTCTTCAGCAATCTTGCTGTCCCAATCGTCGCCGCCTTCCTTGTGCCAAGCCAGCATCCCAAGGTGGTAATCGGTGAACGTGTAAAGCGTGCAGAGTTCGTCTAGGTGCGCGCCATACTTGGTAACGGGTGCGGCAGGGGCAATCTCACCAGCCATTGCATCAACCGCAGCGCGCAGCAGCCTTTCGCGCTCATCCTCATCAGCGGATGATTTAACCCATTGCCCACGAACATTGCCGTGATCGTCGTAATAGGTGGAAACGCCCTTGACCTTAAAGCCAAGCGGCACAGTGTTGGTCATTGAGTGGTCTGGCGAATAGCCGCGCTTTGCCGCCTTGGCTTGAACAATAGCAAGCACTTCAGACGGATATTGACGGCGCACGCCAAGCGCCTCACTGGCAAATTTCCCATTGCCACCAGCGGCTATAATCGCCTCAAGGATTTCCCTTTGACGCGGAGTGCAGTATTCAAATAAACCTTCATCAACGTGCATTGCAGGCCCCCTTCTCCCGGTTGCCTGTGGATTAATGGCAAATTATCGCGTAAAAATCAAGTTTCCGACAAAAGTCAAAAAGCCACCAATAATAGACGCAATGGTCATACCAACCCAAAAGCCGCCTTTGCTTTGGTTAGCAAGCTGGACTAGTTGCTTAAGATCGCTTTCCATGCCGTTAACTTTGCGCTGCAATTCTTCCACAGCTTGGATTAAACGGCCATATTCAACTGGGTCAATTTCACTCACTGTCAGGGTTCCACGGGCCAGCTAATGTTGAACGGATCAGCCTGCGTTGTAATGTCGCGCAGGGCTTGGCGGTAATCAGCCCAAAGCGCACGATCTTCGCCGCTCAGTGGGTTGTCAGCTAATTGCGTCCAATCGGATGCGGCAAGGCGGGCGTTACGCTCTGTGCGCACAACTGCCCACTGGCGATCAGTCGCACCAGCTTCCCATTCACTTTGCAATGAGGCAAGTTCGGCAATCTCAGCTTCGGTAAGTTCAACGGCTTCACCATTGACGATTTTGAATGGCTTGTCAGACATTATGCCTTAACCCCATAGAGTTTGAATGTTCCGTTTGCGCCACCAGAGCTAACAAGCAATCGAATTGCGTTGATGTTGTTAATAAATGTATGAACGCCGCCAGCTTCATAGCGATAAGGCCCTGATGTTGTTCCATCATTATTATAATGCACGTGTTCAGTGTGAATAATCGGCGGTTTAGCAACACCAGCATTAAACAATTCAACTTTCAGCACACCTTGCGATCCAGCCACAAACCCAAGGCCAGTGGTAAGCTTGATATATGTATTGCCGGAACCCGTTGCCGCTAAGGTGTTATTGGTCAAATAAGAGTTGGCTGTTGTGTCAAATGTTACGCCATTGTCGTTTGAAACGCGTAATAGCAGTTCTGGGCTACTCAAACTGATGCTTGATAGATCATACCCAATCAAAATATAATATGAGTATGTTGAGGATAATCCTGTAAAATCAACAAGTGAACCGCCAGAAAGCGATGCAGTGGCAACAAGTTCAACAGTGCCGCTAATGTTTCCAAATGAGGGAGGCGAACCAGCGCCATTAGAAAGCAAGGCTTGCCCAGCCGTGCCAACTGAAGCCAAGGACTTAACGGCTTTGCCAGTTGTTCCGTCAAAAAGCACTAGTGCATTGTTTACAGCAGTGTTTGTTGCCGTGATCGCCTTGTCGCCAACAACTTGCCATGTCGTCCCAGTGTAGACCACAACAACAACGCAGAAGAGGCCATTCAGCGTATAGTCAGCCGCAGCGCCGTTAATTGTCGATCCATTACGGCCAAGCGTGATAACGCCGCCATCCTTGCCGATAACGACAAATTGCCCAGTAGTTGGAGCCGCTGGAAGCGTTACAGTGAACGTGCCAACGCAAAGAACGCTGTCCTTGTTTACAGCCGTATAGTTGCCAGTGCGGACAACATAATCAGCTAAGGCGCTCCCAGATGTTGTCAGGGCTTGCCAGTTGGTTGTGTCAAGGCTCGGATCGGTTGTGCCAGCGCCATTAGTTTTGCGGCGGAATGTTTGATATGTAAGCGGTGACCAAACAACAGCGCCAGCCGTATAAGTTGTTCCGCTAACCCACAATGTCGCACCAGAGGCCGCAACAGCCGCGTCAGCCGCAGCTTCAGCGTTTGCCGCGTTAATAGCCGATGCAGCAGCATCAGCATCCACAGCCATCCCTAATCCGTCTAAATAGGTGGAGACACTATTTATCTGAGATTGAAAGGTTGGCAGCGCCCCAAGGAAGGCATCTGCACGATCCGAGAAAACATCCGGCGCATCAGACCGCGAAGGCGGCGTAGGCAGGGCTGAAATTGTAGGTGCGGGCATTAGATTAAGCCTTCCACTTCAATGGAGCAGTCAGAGATTGATGGTGTAGATAGCACAATATTGAATGATTTGTAAAAGCCATAAACAACTGTTTCTTCTCTGGCCTCATCACCAATATAGACTGTCGGGATAGTGCGCAGTTCCGCAAGCAACTTCTGGACATAGCCAACCTGTGCGGTTTCCAGCGTCACATCATAGTCAGCGCGCTTGCTATACGCCCGCTGCGTAATGACAACATTGCCAAATTCATCTGTTGTCTTGACGGAATAATCTTGGATTGAAACGCTTGTGCCAAAATTGGTCACGCCCAAATCACGGACTTTGCCAACAACCATCTCACCGACATAAACCCCAATTCCCGGCGTGCCAGTAAAGGCAACGCGAATGGTTGATGTGCCATAAGCCGGAAGCGTATCAATCACTAGATCGGTGCGCTGCTGAATTTCCTCAAAGAAGTAACTATACCAATCATCAACTTCGCTGTTGTCTAGGAGCGGGAATGTCTCATCAAAAACCACGCCTTCGGTGGGGTCTGTTACCTTGACCGCAATTTCAAGCGCGTCAGTCAGGTTAAAGAAAGCAAGCGCATTAGTCACTGTGCCGGGAGTGATTTCCACGGCGAAGCCCCAGCTAAAGTCAGCGCCAGTTAAACCACCATAAGACTGCGTTGAGATGCTTTCGTCAAACATCTTATAGCGATTAGTTGCGCCCAAGTCTTGCCATGTCGGCGGATCAGCTGCAACGCCAAGGTCAGGGCGATCGGTGGTAGATGCAACAATCACTTTATAAACGCGATGGTCATAGATGCGCTGTTCGTTTAAAGTGTATGTGCCAGCAGTCCAAAGCGGTGCATCCGTCTCGGCCAAGTCGCTATACGTCAGATTGACGGGCGTAATGTCTATGGGCTTAATAATTCTCACGCGGCAACATTCCTTGTGTCCGGCAATCCATCACCATCCCAACGATTAAGTTGGTTGTAGGTCTGCCCAGTGTTCTTGGCGATGGCATAAAGGCTTGCCTTCATTTCATCGCGCAAGTTGGAGATTTGTTGCGCGACTGTTGCGCCGCCAGAAAGAATTTCAGCCGTTTGCGCGGCGTTGTAAATACGGCTTGGGCCAGTGGCTTCCAACTCAGGGCCATTTTCGCCAACAATGCGCAGCCCGCCGCCAAAGTCGCCGCCAGACGCAAATGCTTCAATCTGGCCGCTGTCATTGACGATATAGCCAGAGCCAGCAAGGATCGAGTTAATTGCCGCAAAATTACCATAGGCCGCAGTGGATGTCGTGCTTGGTGCAAACTTAAGCGCCGTTTGTGCGATTGTCTTGTTCTGTTCAAGAAGCGCAGCCTGCAACTCCTTGATTGCATCAGCCACAGATATGACGCTTTCATCAACCTTCATGAGGCCGTCAACGCTCTTGTTAAGCGCGTCAAGCTGGCTCTGGGCGTAATCTTCAAGCGTCTTGCTCTGCACGATGGCAAGATCAACCGCCTTCATCACGGCTTGAATTTCGCGGTTATATTCTTCCGGCGTTAGGAAGTTCTGGGCCGCGTCAAGGTAACGCTGCGACACGCCAACAAGATCACCGATGGCCTTTTCGTTGCCAGTAATGGCAAGTGCCGAGACTTCGCGGAAACGATCACGGGCCGTTTGGTAAATCTCTTCAGCAGTCATCAATTGCTCAGACAGCGACAGGCGGAAAGATTGCAAATCAGCCGTTAGGTTCTGGAAACGCTCCAGCGTGGTCATGATGGCTTGGCTTTCACGCTCATAAGCAGCGGTCAACTTATCGCGGGCCGTGTTGACAGCCTCAATAGCCTTTGCGTTGCCTTCCTTAATCGCCTTCTCACGCTCGATCTGATACAACTTCTCAAGCTGGGCAAACTCTTCAGTGGTAGCGCCAGCTTCATTGAACGTGGCAATCAATGCCTCAAAGCGTTTGTCTAGACCTTCAAGCGCAACGCCAAGCGGATCAGCATTAGCCTTAAGCGCCTTAAATACGCCCTCAAAATCAACGGCCTTTTGCAACTTGTCTTCCAAATCGCCAGCCGATTGCAGCAATCGCTGCGAACCAGCGCGGATGCCGCCGATTACGCCCTTTGTCAGCGCGTCATTAATTGCAAAGGTAATTGCCTCTGCCTCAGTGGCGAATGACATTGTTCCAGCGCCCTTGGTGCGGCCAAGTCCCATCAGGTCAAGGATGAACTTGTCTTTGCGCTGCCCAATCGAGAACTTGAGCGCGCCAGTGATTTCACCGCCAAGCGCATCAGCGGCTTTATTCAAGCCATTGATGACCGAATTAGCTAAGGCGTTAGCCGTTGCTTTGAATTTGGCATTATTGCCAACAACGCCAGCAACATCCAATTTGCCAGCGGCCATTTCAATCGTTGCGGAAGCTGATTTAGTCTTTGTGAATAGGCCGCCAACAACGCTGCCAAGAATGCCGCCAGCAATAGCGCCAATTGGGCCGCCAAACTTACCAAGCGCACCAATGCTCTTACCAAGAGCGCCCCCAAGTGCGCCGCCGATTGAGCCAGCGATTGCATTTCCACCAACTAACTGAGCCGCAGCGCCACCAACGCCGATGAAGCCACCGACTTCTTTTAAGTTAGTTCCAAATCCGCCAAGAATGCCATTTAAGCTATTCTTAAGGCCGTCAAACGCCTTGCCAATTGACGACATGACATCAGGGAATTGCTTTGTAAGAACGTCTGATAATTTCTTTACACCCTCTCCAAAGCTGCCGCCAATGACATCCGCAATTATTTGCGCCCCATCTTGGGCCGTTTTCAAATTACGCTGCAATTCTTGTTGAGTTGCTTCGTCTGCCTCTTTGCGGCGCTTTGCAATATCCTTTTGCAATTCTTCCATGTCTTTTGCGCCTTGCTTAGTAAACTCAGCAGCAAAATCTTGGCCGAATTTGATGGTCGACATATTAAGGTCGCCAATCGCCTTTTGCATTTCTTCAGCAAACTTTTCGCCAGCAGACTTGCCAGCCTTGCCAGCCGCATCTTTTGCTTTCTTTTCCGCTCGATCATCAATGATCTTGCCAGCGTCTTCAGCCAAACGCTCTTTTGCAGCGCCAATAATGTTATCGCCGATAGTGCTGCCGATGCCAGACATCACGCCACGGGCCTGTGCCGTTGCGTTGGTAATTTCACCAAGGAATGCAGAGCCAGCCTTTGATGCAGCGCCAGCGTATTTGTTTTGCAGTTCTGGAATATCAATGTCAGCAATCGGGTTGATTGTCGGCATATTTAATTTTGACAGAATTGCGTTCGCGCCAGAGATTAGCTTGTTAATCATGTCAATGGACTTGTTAACCAATCCCTCAAGCCCACGGATCATCAAGTTGACCGCGCTAATCGTCAAATCACCAAATGCAGCCGGGAGCATATCCCAAGTTTTGACAATACCTTTGTAGGTTCCGACGAACAGGCCATATAAGCCAGCGGTTAAGTCACCAGCCGTAGATGCCACGCCACGGAATAGGTCGGCGAAGAACTTGCCAATAGAAGAGAATATCTTCTGCAAACCAAGTCCTTCAGAGAAGGTCTTCCACAGCCCTTTGACCACATCCATTGCAGTAATGCCGACAGGGCCAAGTTTCTCCATCTCTTTAGCCGTCAGGCCAAGCGTGGATGCGTATTTCTTTAGCTCGCCTGACTTAGCAACTTCGCCTTGGAAATCCTTGAAGGCAACATAAACCACACCAACCGCAGCGGCCAAAGCTAAGAAATATGGATTAAGGGCAAGCGCCGCCGTTGCGGTGGCCGCCATCTTTATGATTTCCTTAGCAAACCCTGCCACACCAAGACCAGCTTGCTGCATGATGCCGCCGATTTGCGTGCCTTGTTGCATAAATACAGTCATTGGCTTCTGGCCTGATGCTAGGCCAACAAACATATCTTGAAGCTGGAATGTCAAGTTCTGCACATGATGACTTGCCAGCTTAGACGAGCCGCCCATCCCTGTGATGCCAGTTGCAGGGCCGCCAGTGGCCCGTGCGGCATTGCGTTCGGCCACAAGCAACTGAGCGCCAACATTACGAATTTCTTGCGCCAATTCAGCCGTAGGCGCGCGTGCGGCGGCCATGCGAATTTCGAGCGCCTTCAATTGCATCGCCGATTTGCCGACAGTCTCGACTTCATATTGCAATTGGTTAATATATTTTACCGCATCAATGGTTGGCTTGTGCGAACTCGCAACAGCGGCGGCCAGACGATTATTAGACGCGGAAAGGCGATCAACGGCTGTGGTTGTTTTGCCAGCCGTTGTTGCCATTGCCGTAAGATCGGCATCAGCCCTTTTAACATCTGTGCTATCTACTGAAATGCGTAGGTTTGCGAGATCGGCCAAGGCAATGCTCCAATAGTCAAATTGTCTTATGCCTTATCTGGCCTGTTTTAGCAATTAAACATTGCGACTTGCGTTCAGCTTTGCGGCAAATTCCCTCATTCCTTCAGAAACCTTGCGTCTACGCTCTTCTGTGATGGCTTCTGGTGAAAAATAGAAGGGTGGGCAACTAGGCGATGCAGCGTCAATTAGGGCCGAAGCGTATTCCCTAGACAACTCTCGCACAGTTGCCGCCTCAAATGGGGAAAGCCGTAAATCGCGGTTAATCTGCCACGCAAGAATATCTTGCTCATCAATCGCAACTGGCGATGACATTGGCATGGGCTTGGCTGGCCCTATGTCAAATAGAATAGACACAAGATGCGCCCCAGCGTGAAGCGGCGGCAAATCTGCACTGCTCGTTTCACGCCGTGGGCGCTTTTGCTTCTCAGGTATTGTATTCAGCCAAGCGAATTGCTTGACGTAAAGTTTTAGCTGCTCAATCGTTTCCGCGAAAAAAGTTAGCGCGGTTGGCAACAAACTCCGAAGCCTGATCCTTGATCCATGCCCAATCGGAATAAACCTTGCGCACGTTATCGGCAGTTGGCTTTAGTTCTTTGCCTTCAAGCGTAAAGCCCGTCCAAGAAACTGTCAGCTTAACCAGATCGTCAATTGCCTCATTGCTAAGGCGTTCAGCGTCCAGATCAGCGCCCTTCTTGCCCTTAGCCATGCGGTTAAGAATGGCTTGCTGCTTTGCAAGTTGCATCTTTTTATAGACAGAACTGTCCTGTCCCAAAAGCGTGATGGTCATGCCATCAATTGCTTCCTCAGTCTCAGGGTGAACGATTTGCAGCGTTGCACCTTCTTCTGCCTTAACAGGCTTAAGATCATTCAAGTCCATTGTTTGCCCTTTTCAATGTTGCCCAAGTTATTGGCCGGGAAGGGGGTGGGTCAGCCCCCTTGTCGCGCCTAGAACGCTATCCCGGCCAGACGTTGTTAGCCGCCTACAGTAACAACGCTATTGTCAATTTCAAGCACAACTTCAGCCATCGTGATGCTGTCAGCGTTGCCAACATTCACCTTGTAAGACATGACTTGTGCCGTGAAATACTGCACATCACCTTCCACGAGCGCAACCTTAACGGAAACGCTTGCGTCCGTGCCAGCGGCAGCTTCAGCTTTCGTGCGCAGGATGCCCTGCCCAGTGTCAGCGTCAGAAATAGCCATTGTAAGCGTCAGCGAACCATAGTTCACCGAACCACGGCGCTTGGCAACGATGCCTGTCTTGAGCGGCGTGTGCGTGGCGAGAGTGGCTTCTGCGCCATAAGCGGGCAGTTCAGCCAGTTCACCGCACAAGCTCCATGTCAGAGCGGTAAAGCCCGCGCTGTCATAAGTAGCGGGAGCGGCGGCAGAAACGGAAACTGCAGTTCCCACCGATGAAGTAATGTCAGACATAATTATAACTCCTTATAGTTAGCGCAAAGCGCGCTTAAGTTCATTAATGCTTATTCGAACCATACCATTTGGGGCTTGCCTTGAAAAGCCGCCAATTGTTTTTGGGCCGGGTGAATAAGAGCCAAATTCAAGAACGCCAATGTATGGAAGGTTGTTAGTAATCCAAAAGACGTTTCCCGGTGCTTGCTTCAATAGTGCCGTTGCATCAGCAATAGCCTTCATGGAAGCAGTGCTTTGTTTTGGCGCGGTGATCCCGCTTCCAGCATCAGCACTAAAATTAATGACACCTGCGGCGGGCGTATTAATGCTAGTCTGCCAATTCGCTCTGGCTCTGCCTGTATCAACTGGCGTTTTAAGCACAATGCTTGTCGTTAAGTCTAGGCAGACCTTACGAACAAATTTATCTGCTTCAGCGCCAGCCTTCTCAGCGAATTTGGAAATATCTAGGGTGAATTTGCTCATGCAAAAGCCCTATAATCAATGCTAACGGGAATGCCCCAACGCTCTCCCTGCATCAACGCAGGGCCAAGAGATGAGCGAAGGATTGTCACAGTCACGCCACTACGGGTTAAACGCAAGCCGCGCTGAAAAGCACCAAGAACCTGTTCGGCAGCGGCAAGTCCCGGCCCTTTAGTGCCACCGAGCGGTGACATGACCATAACCTGATAAATACCAGAAAACTCATCAGATGACGTATTGGCAACGCCCATCGCGAGTGTCGTCGCTGGCAAAAACGCCTCAATCAGATAAACCTGATTTGCAGTCGGCGTAAATTGGTTGTTCTCCCATTGTGTAGGAAGGCCAAGAGTTGCCAAGCGGGTCGACAGTGCTGCGGCGATGATTGCGTTGCTCATTGCACCATTCCGTTAGGCTCGACAGTCTGCATATCAATCGCCACCTTTGTGCCATCTTCCTTCTTGATGACATAAGCAAGGATTGTGCCTCCCGGCCCTGATAAGATGCTATCAATCGTGCCGCACTCCCATTTAGACGGGAACCAGACTTGCGTCCCAAGCGGCAAAAACCCTTCTTGATTGTCGTTCATTAGTTGGCCCTCAGTTGACAAACGTAAACAACATCCTCACCCGCCTTGCGCACAATACGCACGTTCATGATGCGGAACGTAGTTCCATTGACCACAGCCATGCAGCCTACCCGTGGGCGCGGCGAGATCAATTCCAGCGTCAACCGAATGTCGGTTGCCAATACGACAGTGCCATCAACGTCCTGCGAAGCGTATCCAGCCGGATAGCCGTAGGCGTTAACGTCTTGCCCAGCAATTTCCGTAATAGGCTCACCCGTAATCGGGTCAAAGCCGGGAGTGCCGGGAAACTCAATTGTTACAGGCTCACCAACCTTGCGAAGTTGCTCGGCAGCGCGTTGTGCTTCACCGCTCATGTGCGAATAATCCTCACTTGAGAAAAGCCAGCATCGCTAGTTGGCGAATAAAGATAAGGGGCAAGCGCACGGCTCACCGATGGGTAGCGTTCAGTGGGATCAGAGTATTCGGCATATTCCGTCTCAATCACATCCACCTTTTCACGGATGATGCGCTGGCCCTGATCGGCAAGCAATTCACCCTCATTGGCCCGCAAAGCCATTTCAATAGCTGCGTTGACCACAACAGTCGGCACAATGTTATCAGCGACAGGGAACCCGTCAACGATAACCCCAGTGCGCGGCCATGATAGCGCCTGTGCGGCTGAAACGCGATAGCCCTTCCATGCAGAGCGATAAACAGCCTCAAGGTAGTCAGTCGCCTTAATCAGCGCCGCTTCCTTGTCAGCCGTTGTCAGAAGGCCCCAGCTAGTATTGCCGCGCTCAGTATAATAAGCATTCGCAGCCGCTACGCTGGCATAGCTGTTAGCGTTAGATAACCCTGCACCTGTCTCAACCACGAATGCCATTTAATTAACCCTTTTTACCGCGACCACGTTGTGCATTATATTTCACAACGGGCGTTTCTTCCGCCTCAACTTCCGCTTCCGGCTCTTCAGCCTTTACAGGGGCCGCTACTGCGCCAGCAGGGGCAAAAGCAACATCCACAATGCGAAAGCCCTGCGCAACCAGTTCCGCTTTGCGCTCTGGGCTGACAGGGTGCGGTTCGTAAGCAATTTTAGTCATCTAGCTAACCTTTGTTCTTGAGAATGGGCGGCCCCACGAATGAAGCCGCCCGCCCCCACGCTAAAGATTAAGCGTCAGCATCGCCGATAGCGATAACGCCAGCGGTGTGCTTGATCGAAGTGGCAACCTTGTCCCAGTTCGAGCCAGTAGCCAGTTCGGCATCCGTGGGCGACTTGCCGCCGTTGGTTGCATCCCAGCTATAGCCCTTCAGCTTCAGACCGAAGGTGTAATCGACTTGCATCGTGGTTTCGATGCGGGTCTGGCCGTTGCTGGTTTCAATGTTCGAGATGATGTCGCCACCATCAAACACGATTGCAGCGCCTTCGGACAGGCCAAGCACGCGAGACTTGTTCGGCGTGCCAGCGGCATACAGAGACGGAGCATCAGTCACGATGACCGGGCGGCCCAGAATGTCAACAACGCGAACATTGCCAGCGACGAACAACTGCGCGCCGTTGGTGAGGTTCTGCGAGATCAGCTTGTGATACGAAGCGCCGTTCATAACGTCCGCAACAATGTTGGCCGAAGCATCGCCGAACTTGGCGTGCGCAGCGTTCATCGTGGCATAGGTCAACGGGCCAGTAGCCGAAACGTCAACAGTCGTCGCCGAACCTTGGTTGGCAATAGCAGCAACCAGAGCCGCAATCGCGGTGTTCAGTTGGTCGGCCAGCAGGGCTTCAGCAAAGTTACGCGAAGCAACTTCAATGCCTTCAGCCGTGGGCTTCTGCAACCAAGTCAGCTGACCCGGCTCAAAGCGGATCGGGCCGAAACCACCAGCAACCTTAACGGCATTGCTGTTCAGCTGGGAGAGATCGGTAGCAGCAGCAGCGCCTTGTGCGGCATAACGATCAACGCGGCGCTGGGCCGAGTGGATAGCAGCAAAGAAGCTCTCCTGATAGAAGTCGCCCGTGAAGCCTTCAGTCGTCAGGCGGATAGCGCCGTTCGAGTTGGCGTTGAACTTCTCAACCATCTGACCAAGGGTCTCGATGGTTGCGGGCATGATATACTGGTTAAAAACTTGCATCTGCGAAAGAGACATTTAAATAACTCCTTAGGTATTAGAAAGTTCTGGGAATAGTGCCTTGATAGCATTAACCCGCTGGCCTTTATCGCCACCGAGATTGCCTTTAGGCGTTGGCTGACCGCTTCCGTTGCCGCCAGACGCGCCGCCGCCGCTGTTAGCGGGAGCGGCAACAAAGTGTTTGCCTTCATCACTAGCAGCCCATTCGGAAACGGCCTCAAAAAGCGGTTTATCTCCGAGCAATGCCTGATATTGCCCCCCATCTTCCTTAAGGGCTGTGTGCGACTTCAACATCGCCTTAACAGCACCCATCATTTCCGGGCGGACGTTAGCTTTCAAAAGCGCCTCAGAAAGCCCATTGTCGATCAAGTAAGACTTAAGCGCACCATCCTTTTCAGACAGGTTCTTGCTCAATCCATCAATCGTCTTGGCGGCTTCCTTTGATTGCTTATCCAGCTTGGCTGTCAGTTCCTCAACTGCATTTTGCAGCGCAGCATATTCGCCGGGGTCGATTTCCCCACCCTTGGCCTTTGCCTTTGCCGTTTTCAATTCGCCGAGCAACTCGCGGTTCTTAGCACTAAGTGCCTCAACAGCAGCCTTAAGTTCTTCAATATCGTTCACATCATCACTCATCGTTCGTCCTCTGGACTAGTGGCCTCTGGCCGTTGCGCTATTTCGGCACAGCCGATTTAGCAGTTGCATGAACAATAGCACTTTTCTGTCACTATTGCCAATTCCTTATGCACCACTGTTATCAGGAGGCCCATAGCGTGCTTCCAGCGACTTCAGTGTTAGTGGCTCACCCTTTGTATTGAGTAAGTCTGAAAAGCTAATTTTGCCTTCGCGCCATAACTGAGCGCGGCCTTTCCCTAGCATTTCATCTGCAAATTCGGGTGGCTTGCTGGCAAGGAATTGTTCAAACGTGAGGTCGGCTGCAACTTGCCCGTCCATGCTGGCACGGGTGGTCGGTGAAACGTCATCTATGTCAATGCCGAGTTCGCGGAACGTCTTAGTGATGGGGATAACAGTGGATCGGCAACCCCAGTGGGCGGGAGGGCCGCCATTCCAAGGAATGTCATGACCAACTGGCTTATAACCCGGAACAGTCCAAACCTTGCCGCTGCGGGCCATGCAGATAACAGTCGTGCGGCTGTCTAGCACGCTGATCCATTGCACGCCCTTGATGATGTCGCTGTTCTCTTCAAATGTGGCTAGGCGCGCCTCATTGGCGATTGTTTGCACGGCTGTGCGGGTGACGGCCAGCGCATCACGGCGGGCGCGTGGGAACGCCTCCGGCCCCTTATCGCCAGCACCGCCTAAAATGGATCGTGCGATTTCTTGGTTGGTCTGCCCGGTAGAAACTCCAACCTTGATTGCCCTGTTAATGTCAAACCGCATTTGACGGGCAATGTTAGCGAACCAATCTCCGATGGTTGCGCCTTCGACAAGAGATGTATCGGCAATCTTGTCCAGCGTGGCAACGCTAGGCAGCACGCTATCAATTGAAACCTCAAGGAAGCTGGCGCGGGCAAATTGCGCCTCAAGCAAGGCCAGCCGCTTTAAATCGGGCTTTTGCAACTGCACGATGGCGGCAAGTTGTTCAATGGCGCGCTCAAGGCGCTTGCCCTGCAATTCAGTCAGGGGCTTTCCAGATAGCAATTGCCGCTGAAACTCTTTGGCAATATCGTCAAAGTGCTTGTTTAACGCAACTTGCTTACCAGCCACCAGCCTCTGCAAGAGAAGCTGGCGGATGGTGTAAAGATCAGCAAGGCGGTCTGATACATTCATGCTTAGGCTAGATAAGCCTTACCAGCCGCAATCGCCGCATCAACTGCAGCAAAGTCCTCGTTAGTCCAAAAGTCCTTAGCCTTCATGATCTCAAGGTGACGCACATTGCGGTCTACGCAATCGCTTTTGTCATCTTGGCTGCTGTTAGCCATCTCTTCGCCAGCGATGACGGCATTAATGAGGTCTACGCTGTCGCCAAGCGCCTTATAGTGCTGCGCGATCTGTTCGGGTGTCTGCTCTTCCATCTCAATTTGCCTTTGCTTCTAACTCGGCAACCTTGGCCGAGAGTTCTTGGATTGCCTTGACCAATACCGGGATTAGCTTCCCATAGGAAGCCTCAAGCCGATCTGGGTTGTCATCATAAACAAGCCCGGGGATATTGATGCCAGTTTCATCTTGGGCCGCTTGCAAGTCTTGGGCGATAAAGCCAGCATCTGCAACGCCAACTTTGGAGCCATCGCGGCTGTCCCAAGTAAATGACACTGGGTTCAATGCGTTAACGAAATCAATGCCAGCGGCCAATGGCGCAACATCCGTTTTGTCGCGTGCGTCCGATAGCGATGTGATCGTTGTTGCTTGGCAGCGCAATGTGGTGATTGATGAGTTGCCTAAAGTAATTTGATTTGAAGCACCTCCGCTGGAAGGCTCTGCAGATCGGCCAATAACAGTATTATTGCCGCCCGTGCTTAAAGTTGATGCCGCACCAGCCCCAAGAATTGTGTTATTTTCTCCGCTTGAGATGCTTATTCCAGCACCGCTACCAATTGATGTGTTATAATAACCGCTCGTTGAATAAAGCGAATAGTTGCCAATGGCTACGTTGTAACGCCCAGACATACTAGCTGCACTATAAACACCGATGGCGATATTTTCAGTGGCATTTGATGCTGCACCTAGCATGGCCGCAGCGCCGAGGGCGGTATTGTCGCTACCAACAGAAACGACTTGCATTGCCCGTTCGCCAATGGCTGTATTGCGAGCGCCCGTTGTCATACTGCCGCCGGTTTCAGAGCCGACAAGACAAACTGTTGAGGCCGTTGTAATGTTAGGGCCTGACATCGCGCCAATGGAGGTCAAATAATCGCCGCTATAGGTAGATTTTGTGCCATAACCCAAAGCGGTAAAATAAATACCGCTGCTAAATGGGTTTGGCGTAGCGCCAGTTAATGAGCCGCCGCTTGGTATGATGGCATTGATGTAAATATCAGTGCCATAATTATCAATGCTAACATTGCTTCCAGCATAAAGGTTGATAGCGCCAGATGCGCCATTGACAGTTGTTACGCCGCCGCCGCTTGGTGTTTGCAAAACAATTTTGCTGCCGTCAAATGTCAATACATCGCCAGATGACTTACCGACTTGCAGACCCGGCAAATACAATTCTGTATTGCTCTGATTGCCAATAATGATGCGGTTGCTTGCGGAGCCATTGGTCGTGGTCGCATAGCGGCCAATAATGATATTATTTGTGCCAGTGGTTAAGTTCTGGCCGAAAAGGAAGTTTTGACCAGCGCCAGAGCCAATTAAGGTATTATTGCCACCTGTGGTTACATAATAACCGGCTGTATCGCCGATGAAAGTATTTTCAGCACCAGTAGTAGTCCCTTGACCTGTTCCTTTTCCAACTGCGACATTGCTATATGCAGTTGTTTGAGATGTAAGTGCAGAAGAGCCAATAGCTACGTTATTGCTACTTGTAGTGCTTGCATCAAGAGCTTGATAGCCTAATACTACGTTGCTATTCCCGCTGGTATTAAGCAAGCCAGCTTGATAGCCAATAAACGTGTTTGAAGCTCCAGTATTAGCGTTACCAGCTTGGTAGCCAAGACTTGTCTCAAATGGTGAAGCACTATCGGTCTGACCAGTTAGTGAGCCGCCTCCGCCAGAAGCCGCAATTGTAATCGTGCCAGCGCCGTTAGTGACTGTAATGCCAGTGCCAGCCGTGATGGCTGCCAGCGTGTAGCCTGTGCCGTTACCGATAAGCAGTTGGCCGTTAGTCGGCGTTGCCGTTAAATTGGTTCCGCCCTTATTGATTGGCACCGTGCCGCTGACATCGGATTGCGTAAGGGTGACAGTCCCAGTGCGGCCAGCGACGCTCGTTACGGCATCCGTGTTGTCAATCTTTTGCCATGCGCTGCCGTTGTAAATGGCCCAATCACCAATCTTCCAATCGGTAATGCCGTTAAGGTTAGTGGAGCCATCTGCGCTGACAACGTAGTAATATCCCTGCGTGCCAGTGCTACTTGTCAATGTCGGGCTGTTAGTAGAGGCGTTCCACGTTCCTTGATACTTCACCGCCCCTAGCACCGCCGCAGGAAGCTGAGACGTTGGCACAGTGCCGCCGCCATCAAGCGTTGCAACGCCACCAGCGACACCAGCATTGCGGGTCGCCGCAGTGCCAAGCCCAGTTTGCGCATAAGTCTTAATATCAGATGCGGTAATCTTGACGTTGTTTCCGCCTTGAACACCGGGAACAACCTCAGTGCCAGCAAGCGGAGTTGTTGCCGCAGTTAGTTGGCTAATTTTCTGGTCGGCCATGATTAGTTAGTCTCCAACAAAATGCGGCTTCCGTCCTCTAATAACAAAAACGAGCCGTCCTCTTTAAGCAATTCATCTTTAGCGGGTGCACCACCCATCTTTCCGCGTGCGCGGTTGCGGGTGCGTAAAGCCATTATGCGCCATCCCCAACCGAGATAACCAGTTCGCCGCCAGCGGTAGAGGCGATATAGGCCAGCGTGCCGCCAGCATCATGATTATCAAATACCTGAGTTGTTCCCGGCTGGACGCAAATCACCTGATCCGTCCAAACGCCCAAAGTGGGAACGGCAACGCTTGCGCCGAACGCCAGATAGACCGGGTTGGCAGCGCCGTTGTAGATTGTGATTGAAGGGAAGCCAGCCGCAACAGTTACAGTCTGCGAAGACGTTGTTGAAGTCAGCCGGATGGTTGAACCTGATTGAAAAACAGACATGGCAATTCCTTGGCGAGTAGGTTTAGGCAATTATGCCTTAATTGTGATAATTACGCAACGCTTGTGGATTGCCGCGATTAAATCGGGTCAACCCTGTTTACAGTTAGAATAACAGACGGCTCAGATGGACGTATAGGCGTTGTCCGCGCTGGCTTTGCTTCGATAAATACCAACGCGCTTGGGGCTGTCCAATAAAGCTCAAAGTAATCACCAGCTTGGGCTTCAGTAAAGAAGTTCCACGCTGCTACTGCATTGCCATCACCAGAGCCATGTTTCTTCGGAACTGTTATGTCAGTGGTGCTAGCGTCAACATTAGTCCCATTTTTAGACAACCAAATGCTCACATTATATTCCGCACTGTCTGTGTTCGCCAGTTGTGCGCTAAACTGAATGTTGTAAGTTCCAGCCTCTTGAACTGTAATCTTTGTCAGATCGACAATGTGAACGCCTTTGCTGATGTCCGTCACTTCATAGCGAAATGGCGTTGCGTTGTTTACCCCATCTGTCTGGTCAACTAGGCTGTAGAACGAACCTATCTGTGGCTGTGGCGGGCTGTAGAAGAAACTTCCGCCCCCTTTGCCTTGCGGCAGTTCTATTTCAAACTCTCGTCCGTCTGATAACGTGATCCAAAACGAGCCTTCATCCCGTTGCTCGACAAGAGCAATGCCAATTCCTTCAGCGCCGCGAGGGCCAGTATCACCAGCAGGGCCACGAGCGCCGTCAATACCATCACGACCATCAACGCCATCACGACCAGCCCTGCCATCATCTCCACGCAGTTTTGCGCTATTGATTTCAAACCATATATCAACTGCAAGTTTAATCTCCTCTTC